ACTTGAGCATATTGCTAAGACTAGCAAGTAACCTAATTTTCCTATTTTCCTTTATATAAAATATATAAACTATCTTTTAAAAACCTTGTTTAGATATAGCTTTTCTCTTTATATATTTTAAGTATAGCATAAGGTTATTTTGACTAATAGGTATAAAACGGACATTTGGTATATTAGTAATTATAACTTTTTGATAACAATTCCAAATACCCTGGACTTATAAAATTTTATTGTACTATATGTCCGTATTGTATACATTTAAATAAACAATGTTATAATTTAAGTCTGCTAGTACCTAGGTTCTAACCCACCCCACTGCGCCTAGGTACTAGCTTTATTTTATGGTATAATCAATGATATGTGTACACCAACAATAGAGAAGCTAGGAGCCACTCCAGCTAATATCCAATGGACAGTTGTACGTGGAGACTCTTCCACCCTTGCTGTTCAATTTCTTCAAGATGATGAAGTTACTGGCTGGAACATTGCTACTTGGGACTTCTTGGCTACAGCCTATGATACTACTGGTGATATTCTTGATGAGCTTAAAGTAACGGTTTCTGGTCATACCGCAACAATTTTTGCTTCATCAGATCTTACAAAAAATTGGGGAACTAGGTATACCTCAGTTGTAGCCGAACTACCATTTGATTTACAAGCAACAATTCCTGCAGCACTAGGGGAATCAGAAGATACAACCTGGACTCCAGTTCTTGGAACTATTTGTGTGCTTGGTGATATTACTCCAGGAGGCTTATAATGCCAGTTATAAAAGTTGCTGTTCAAACAACAAAAATGCCTCCGATTATTAAAATTGGGAAAAAGGTTTTTAAGGTTAAGAAATAAGTATTAATCCATGGCAAAAAGCATGGACTTTCCAGGTAGCCCAAAAAAATATTCAGATAATTTAAATCAAACCTATGATCTTGAACAACCACTATCATATATAGCTGTTCCAGGAGTTCAGGGAGAACGTGGACCACAGGGCGATAGAGGCCCAGTAGGACCAGAAGGTATCATAGGACCTAGGGGGCAAGATGGCAAGCCTGGAAAAGACGGCAAAGATGGAAGAGATGGGCTTCCAGGAATAAGTAGTATTTCTCCGTCAGGACAAAGATCTGGATGGGCTTTATACAATAATCTTAATAAAAAAGAAATAAGTCTTGGCGCTACAAAAGGAAGTGATGGATGGGTAAGGTTTGGAATTGACTGTGAAGGAAAAGAAACAAATGAGAAATACCTTCCAGAGAATGGTGTTTCTCTTTATAACCCATCAACACAAAAATTTAATCTACGTGGCATTAAGATAGGGTCAATTATAACGGTTCGTTATGATATTATTCTTACTACTTTTTCTAATAATACTGAGGTTTGGCTTAGGACTTTAATTCCTGATTCCGACAAAAATCCAACTACGTTTGCTGGCAACTTAAAATACCAGTTTGACTATGACATGTCTATAGAAAATACTTTTTTCTTAGAAAATGAAAAGATGCAAAATTCAGGGGCATTTCCACAGATGCTTACAGACAATGATTCTTTAATGGTTGTTAAGTCAATGTATATATATGTTAGATAAAAAAATACCCCGCCATTTCTGACGGGGCATCTTAATATACAAATTAAGCTGGGAATCTAGACATCCATACTTTTGTCTTTGGTGTAATTCCATGCCAAGCAGACCAGTTCTTTCCACCGTTGCTCATATGGTAGGCAACCTGTGCATTAATGACAGGGTTCAATAGTTCGCTATTAAAGTTAATACCAAACTTACTTTTACGTCCTTCTTTTAACATGCCAAGCATGTTGATCTGGAACATACCGTAAGAGTTATCTCCAGTTTTTACGTTACCGTTAAAAGCTAAGGGACGACCATTAGACTCCTTCTTAGCTACCGCCCAAGCCTTTACAAGGCCTTGTCCACGGAAACCAACGGCATACAGAAGTTCCTTCAACTGACGATCTGTAAGACTAACTGCATCTTGATACTTATGAAGAACGTTTAGATTCTTTTTTACTGCAACAAGACTTTTAGGCTTAGAAACCAAAAAAACCGCCTTGGCGGTTGTAGGTTCAGACACAGCTGTTTTACTTAGATTATTTTCGGTACTTAAAGCATTGGCAGCATTGCTAAATGGAGCAACCAAACCAAGTAGTGCAAGGATTCCAATCCAAACCTTTTTATCTCTTCTCATAATAATAACCTCCTAGAGACTAAAGATGCTACCTGTTAGTAGCATGTATTAAGTATAACATGAAAATTACCCAAAAAGCAACTTTTTATGATATTTTTATAAATTGTTATAATTCTTTATTTTCATCGTGGTATAATAGAAATACTATGGCTACATATAGAGGACAAGCATCAACATACGATATAGGTGAAGCTCCACCATTTGTCAATTGGACATTTGTTAAGGGTGATACTGCAGCATTTAAAGTTTATTTAACAGATGATGCAAAAGTACCGTTGAATATTCCTGACTGGAACATTTCTATGCAGATCAAGCGTCCAACAACCACACCAGTAGTTTCTGGAGTGATTACAGATAATGCAACATTACTTTATACTTTAGTTCCAACTCAAGATGCTAACGATTTAGTTGGAGAGTTTACTGTTTCTTTAGAAGCAAACGAAACTGACACACTTCGTACAAATGATATTTTTGATATTGAGGTTTCTTTAGATGGAGACGCAATAGTTTGGACGGTAGCTCAAGGCAAACTTATTGTCCTTGAAGATGTGACAGCATAATGGCTAGCGTTAAGATTTATCAAAAGCAGCCAGTATTTACAAAAAGAATTGAACAAGATTTTTCAATAAAAACATCAATATCAAACAAGCCTGGTAAAGTAGCAATAAACTCTACTCTACCATTTAGAATTAGATTAACAGCAATACGAATTGAAGCAGGCGGATCAGGAGCTATTCCACCAATCCCGTTGCAAATTATTGGTTACAGTAACTATATACTTTAATATAAATGTGATATAATGGGCATATGTCCAAACTACCTTTATCTACAGTCAAGACCACATTTCAAACAGGTGATCGTCCTTCACAAGCAGATTATGAAAACCTAATTGATTCAACTGCTGCACAAGCAACAGACCTTGGAACAGCTGGAAATAATGAAAATACAATTGGTGATATTCAAAATCCAACAGTATTTGATAACTTTGATGCACTTACTTGGCGCATGGTAAAATATTTAATCTCAATTAATAAGACATCAGCAGGGGATAACAAGTTTTATGCTACTGAAATGACAATTTTGGTTGACGGTACAGATGTATCTGTCAGCGAATACGGAACAATAGACACGAATGGGAATATTGGCACCATTAGCGTCTCTAGGGTTGGAAATACAGTTAATCTAACTGTAACTCCAATAGTGGGAATTACGCCTATAACCTTGCGATTTGCTCGCATAGGCTTAAAAGCATAACCAACAAGGAGATAAAAAATGGCAACAGTCAACAAAGACTTTAAAATTAAGTATGGCTTAATTGTTGAGGGCACAACTGCCACAGTAAACAATTTTAGCATTCTTACAAAATCACAAGCAGATCAAGACTACATTGTTGGTCTGATTGGTGGTACAGCAACATCTGCTAACACTGCAAACACAGTTGTAAAGCGTGATGCATCAGGTAACTTTGCTGCAGGAACAATTACAGCAGATGTAACTGGTACAGTATCAAGTCTTTCAAACCACGATACTGCAGACCTTGCAGAAAATCTAGCAGGACCATACTACTTTACAGATGCCCGCGCATTAACAGCAACAGCAGCTGCATACGATGTAGTAGGTACTGCAGCACTAGAAGCAGGATATGTAGCATCTGATCTTTCAGATCACGAAGAACTTACTTCTGGAGTACACGGAGTAACTGGTTCAGTAGTAGGAACAACTGATACTCAAGATATTTCAAACAAGAGAATAATTGATACACTTTTCTTTTCAGATGGCGTAACAGTTTCTGAAGAAGGAGAAATTGCAGTAGTTGCAGGAACCCATGAGTTTAAGGTTCAGGCTAATGTTGGGGATCTTGATCTTAAGACAGTAGCACTAGCATCTGATGTTAATATTACATCAGTATATGGAGATATCATTCTTAATACTGCTGCTGGAGATTCATATATTGGAACAGCATCAGTAGGAAATGAAATTGCAACAAAGTCTTATGTAGACACGGCAGCAGGAGATGTTGCATCAGACCTTTCAACACATGAATCAGAAACAACTGGTATACATGGTGTTACTGGAGATATTGTTGGTACAACAGATTCACAGACACTTTCTAACAAGACACTTGGTAGCGATCTTGCTGCTGGTGGATACAAGGTAACTGGTCTTCTAAATCCTTCAGCAAATCAGGATGCTGCTACAAAGTCATACGTTGATACAGCAGTTGCAGATTTAGTTAACGGCGCACCAGAATTGCTTGATACTCTTAACGAGTTGGCAGAGGCAATTGGTGATGATGAAAACTTTATTACAACAGTTACAGCATCAATTGGTGAAAAGGTAGCAAAGGCTGGCGACAGCATGAGCGGAAACCTTGACTTTGGTGGAGTTAACAAGGTTACAAGCCTTGCAGCCCCAACATCTTCAACAGATGCAGCAACTAAGGGTTATGTTGATGGTAGAGAAACAGCAATCACA